GCAGGTATGGGAAAACACCAAGTGTTCAAAACCCATCACACATCTTACGCCTTGCACAACCAAGCCGCGTTCTTAAAGCGGTAAGCCGCCGTCAGGACGCGAATCTCGGCATCTCCAAGCCCGCGCTCCTTTCCGACGGTGCACAAACAACGCTTGACAATCTCCTGCCCACGTTGTGTGCAGTAGTCAGCCTGATACCCAAGTAGGATATCGACTAACGTGTCAATAGGTTGATTGTGCAGCGTCTTGAGGATTTGACTGTCAGTGAATGAAGCCCGCAACTGACTCTCTTCAACGAAGACTTCCTTCGAGCAGAATCGAGCAGGGCCATCAAGCACATTCAATCCCGGGAGATTGGGTGCAGGCGCTTCGGCAACACCACCACGAATGGCAACGAACGCAGTCACACGAATCTCCTCCCGATCACTCTGCAGACCAGATTGGTCATAGCGATCGAGGAGACGTGCGTGATGCTTCTCGTTACCGTTCTTGTAGTGCAGGAGCGCATCATCACCATTAGCCTTCACGCCGGCTAACTCAATTTTCTCCTCAAACGATGCGGCATAAAAGGCGATCTTGACCGCTACCGCATTAAGATATAGAGTAAACTGAGAGCCGGAGCGAGTGCCACCCGAAAATGTCCAGACTGTGCCATCCGGGTACACAATAGGTTGTGCCCAGATGATCTGCATCAACTTAAACAGTCTTTCCGAATAGGGGGCAGGGAGGCGACTTGCGACGAACTGCTGGGCCTCGTTCATGATCTCTACAGGCAACGAAGCATCATGGGCTTTGTTGTCGTTGTCAACCAGGACACTACCACCGTCGCCAAACTTCACATGGACGTCTAGCTGAGGGGCGAAGTCAAGCAAATCATTGCAGTCACCTTCCTTCGAAAGGTGATCCAGCGCAACACCGAAGACTTTTTCAGCAAAAGTCTGGATGTATGGCAAAACCATCACGGCACGTATCTGTTGGGAAATAGTCGGGTGGCACTCGCTCCGGCTCTCAGTTTACTCTATATCTTAATGCGGTAGCGGTCAAGATCGCCTTTTATGCCGCATCGTTTGAGGAGAAAATTGAG